AACGCTTATGATTGATTGACTTGTTGTTGTTACTGTTACCTGACTTGTTATGATTGCCATGCTTTGCATCCTCACCTTGTAGTCTGCTACGCCTAAACCTAGCAAAGTCCGCGTGTTGCCTTTGTCCTATCCACATCTTACGCTGATGTTCCATTTGTACACCAGTGTGAGCATATATCTTATACCCAAAACTTTTAGCTCTAATGCACCAGAGCAGATCCTCACCTATCCACTCATGATGTAGTGGCATATCCTGGTAATAGCCCCACTTGTCACCTTGGTGGGTTTGATCGGCTTCTTTTCGAAACCTTTCAAAAACGGATCTATGTACCAGGATTGCACCTGTCCCAGCTGCATCAACTTCAATTATAGAGTCTGTTGCGTAATCATGTACCGCATACAGGCCACCATCTTTACCTGTTTTAAATATACATGGCACAGGCTCAAGGTATGGCTCACCTACTTCCCAGCCGCCATGTACAACACCTGACACAATGGGTCTTTCTATCTCATCAGCTGCAGCCAATAACTTTTTAAATATATCCACAGTAAATCTTTGATCTGTATCTATCTGTAATAGCCACTGATCATTTGTCTTATCTAGAAAGGTTGAGACCACCTGATTGCGTAAGCGGCTAATGACACCTGATCCTTGCAATGATATGAATTGCCCTAATTGCCTTTGTGATCTAGCTACATCTAATATGCTAGTGAGAAAGTCAGTTACTACATATCCTGCGGAACAGATGCCTATTGTTACTTTATCGGTATCTTTCAATGCCATCCCTTCGTCAGCCAATGCGCCCATGCGCCACATGCGTTTGCAGTCCCTAATCTATCAGTCCCATATCTATGTTTGAGATATTTAATGTGCCAAGTTATTTGTTGCTTATATGTAGCTGTCTTTAAATATTTAGATCTGCCTTGTGGTAACCCATAGTGACTACCATTTTGAGCCTTGGGGTTGTAATTACTTTCTTTTGTTACCAAGTCATTTACACAATGGAATTGATCAAAGTTGTAATCCAATTGTTTAAAGTATTCCTGTTTATAAACATTTACATTTGGTTTAGCAAAAGATTTATCTGTATTAAATACATTAAATACTATTATTAAATATATAGTCACTTGGGTGACTAGATTATTAGGAAAGCCCCCCCTACCCCCCCATTTAAAAATATGAGGCAGGTAAGAGATGGCAACACTTGGTCTGACTGAGTTACAGTGTAAGCCCCCCACAAAGCGGTTGAACCCTAACATTAGTTTTTATCCTTTGCAACTGTTAGACATATTGTGCAGGTTTGACCAGGTACAACCCAGTTACCTGTACAGCTACACCTTATTGGCTCTATCACTTTGCACCTCTAACAATATATCTACAAGATCTATAAAAGGTCTGCAATTGCGTTTGGTTGCAAAGTAAGCCTGATATACAACATTTCTGTGTGGGTCATGTATCTGGCCTGTACTCCAATTAGGCCTGGTCGCACCAGCTATGGCAAACATCTTACCTGTTAGCTGACTGACCATAACATAAGCAAAAGGTTTAATTGCTTTTGAGTCAAATCCATGTACAGTATCAATTAAGATCTTGTCATAAGGAAAGTCCTCAAAAGAGTCAAATTTAAGATTACGGCTTTTTATCTCTAAAACAAGATCTCCGACTAAGACATCCTTCTCATTAACTGTTTTCTCAAGTCTATTGACAGCCTTGTCCTCATCCCATAGCTCTGGTACTTGTACATCAGGTACGCCAAAAGTCCTGAGAATATCTGCTACATAACAGTTAAAGGCATGACCTTCATGAAAGGCTGTCTTATAGTCAAAGCTCATTGCCTGTGGCCGCATCTATAACAGACTACCCAATCGCCTAAAGACAAAAGCCTGGCATCATTACAAACTGTACACAGCTCATGGTCAGGCACTAGATCTACATCTACGCCTTTATCTGTAAAGGTGGCTTTAACGCCATTTTGATCAATGATTTCTAACTCACCCATTTACAGTCTCCTTAAAAAACCAAGTGCCATCAGCTCTTTGTGTACCCCAGACAGGTTGACATTTATTGCCACAAACACACACATACCCTGCAAACTCTTTATTAGTAGTTTTAGAGATGCCTTGTTTATACAACATGCGTGAGCCACCAGCACAATGCAGCTCTGTCAAGTTATCAACCTCAACTACTTTGACAAGTTCAGATGTAACCTCTAACAAGCTTCTTTCAAGCTCTGGTTTTGGCTCTATTGACCAAGTAGTTGCAGCTATCATTGACTCTTTAGGTGCAGTCTTACTAGACCCTTTGATAAGTATTAAACATCTTGCAATACAGCTAGTTGCTGTGTCCTCTAAATACCATTTACGCATGTGAGCTGGGTACTCATCACGCTCACCTTTAGCAAAGTTAGTTACTGCAGGTGCAGCATCATTACTATCACGCCACACATTGCCCTTAAAAATAACAATACCTTTGTCAAGATTTATCTGCTCTATGGACAAATCAATCCTGCCCATAGGATAGTTATTTATAAACCACTTATTTAAAGTGGCTGCATCCTCATACTGAGATAGATCAGGTTTCATTACTTATTTTCTCTATCCCATAAGCTGACAACCTTTTCTATCAGGTAATCATTATCTGCAGTTAATTGTCTTTCACGCAATGATGGATGTCTCCAAGATACCTCTTGCTTCACATCAGCTTGACCGCGTTTGTAGCCACTCTTAAAACCTTTGTCGTAGCCATTTTCAATTGCAATAAACCAGGTTGCATAAATCATCAACCCGACTAATGCAAACAATGTGATGGTAACTAACCATCCGTATGCCTCATAGTTCATATTTCACCGCTTCCTTGAACTTATCTAACCAATAACCCTCAACCATGGCAGCTGAGAGCCTACCTCTGACCTGAGTTGCACCCATAGATCTATGGGCATATTCCCTAATCAGAGAAGCTTTTACAAAGTGTTTGCGTGTGTCATCTACATACGCACCACTCATCTTGTCGTACTTTACAATTACCAAGTCAATGCCTTTCTCAAGCCATCTGGTAAATCAATTGGATCTACATCATTTATTACTTCATAAACACTGCCATTGGGATGTATTGATGGTGGTAATACAACATAGCCTTTGTGTTTAATATCTATACCAGGTATTAGTTTGCCTTTAAAAGCTAGATCTTTATCAGCTCTAAAATAAAAGTGGTAACCATCATCAGTCTTGACAGTATGTGTATTTAACTTCATACACCACTGAAAATAGTTTTGCCACTCTTGTTTGCTTACAGCATTACGCTTATCAAAATCTAAAACTACAAGATTAGATTGCACAATAGCCAAGCCAATATTTAAGTCAGGATCTTTAAACCATCTAGTAACAGTTGCAAGATCACCGCTTGCATCTAAATAACCATGTCTTAAAAACTTACAAGGCTCTTTAGATTGTGGTTTTAGTGGTAATACCCACCAGCCCTTTTGAGCATAAGCGGCGGCGTTCAATGGTTCACCTTTTGATTGTTTAGATACTCAGCTAATAGACCAAACAATTTAGACTTTAATCTACGAACTGCATCATCTGGTGTTTTACCCACAGCTACAAAACTACCTAGGGCATTTGTTGTACTTGCAAGATAACTATCATTATCTTGTGTGTATTTAAAATCTATCTTGCTTTGTAACACACTCTCAATAACTATAATCATGCGTGTATCCAAGATCCTGCATAATCTGTAGTTATTATTGGTTGATCATATTTAAGATCATAATTGACATGATGTTCAATACCTTTTTGCTCTAAGTATTTAATTGCTAAAACTAAAGCTGCGCTATTTTCAAACCAATAAATAAACTCATGTTGAAAATTAGGTTCATCATCAAACCTGTCAGCTTGTTGTTGCCAATCATTATCTTTAAATTGCATTTGACTCTCAACTAACAAGTCAAAGTCTTTTAATGTGAGTATCATGCGTTCACCTTGACCGCATCTATTTCACAAAGATTGCCATTGCAATTGTGACACTGACAACCTTGCTTTATTACTATGTGATTACAACATTTCATATTAACCCCTTCCAAGGTCAATTGCATTTACAAAAGCAATTGAACCAGATCTAACTGACAAATGCAACTACCCAAAGGCTTTGCCTAAAGCGGTAAAGCTGCCGTCATTGTTAAACCTGATCATTTCAAAGCTCACATTACCCCGCTTAACTGTCATTATGACTGCCCCAGCCTGCCAATTGGCATAATGGCCGTATTTGGCCAAATAAGCCATGGATTGTAGGTTGCAGGTATGTCCTACCTCAACTCCTACTAAAACCCTCTGTAATCGGCCATTAAAGGCCTCTGAGTGGCATTGGTAGCCCATCCTGTGCGTGTGTCCAGAAATTACGCTTTTGCCCCACCTGCGGGCGATCCCCAAGGCGGTTGAACCACCTACACGCGATATGTTGCCCTCATCACCATGACAAAGCACGAAGTCAGTGCCAGGGATCTCAAAAGGTTTTTTGGCAAAATAAATGCCCATCCGATCAAAGTCCATAAACTGCTCATACTGCAGCTCTGGTAACTCCATTAGTCCAGGTACAGCCATTAAGGATTTAAATAACCTATCACCATGATTAGATCTGGAAACTACATCTGTTTTTAAATCAAATAAAATATCTTGGCATAATTGCCTATCAGCATTTAATGTTTGTTGAAATGACTCAGCTTTACCTTGTGAAAATTTTGACAAAGTATTTAGATCAAGTTCATCACCAACATTTAAAACTAAATCAAATTTAAAAGTTTTAACAAGTTTTTTTAAATTAGTAATTGCCGCATCAAATTGAAATGGTACTTGGAAATCGCTACAGATTAAGTAGCGTGCATTAGCGGTTTTGTCGCGCTTAATCGTCATCCTCATCAAAGTCATCTAGAGGATTTTTAATAGGATCGGTAGGGTTCACAATCCAATCAGGATAACTTGATCTGTCCATTGCAAAGGCAAGTGCGTTGCCCTCATCCATGCCAGCTTTTCTACAAGCTAAATAAACTTCATGGGCTGCAATAGCCCAAAAATCTAATTTAGTTAGCACAGAGTCTTTTGTAGTTTTGCGTTTTCGCGCAACCTTTTTTTTGACTTTGCGTTTTCTTGTAGTAGCCATGGGATAATTGTAAATCACACAATGCCTGCAATAGCCCTGTGGACACCTTCCTCTAAATCTATTTTTGGTGTGTAATACTCACTCATCATGGCAGGATTACCGACCCTATAAGCCACCCCTGCAGGTTTATCTGTCAGGATGTTAAACTTAGGCATCTTGTCCATGCCTAATGTCCTCAAAGCTATTTGAGCTAGTTCAAGAAAGGTAGTCGGCCGACCTGTACAAAGATTGACAGTTTGATTGCACTCATTTTTGACCATGGTTATGACTGCATCTACAACATCATCAATGTGTATAAAGTCCCTTGTAGTCGTAGCTCTACCCCATATATCAAATGGATTTGAGTTGAGTATGGCTCTTTGTATGATGCTAGGGAAAGGGTAGGTTAGATCTTGGTCAGTGCCATATCCACTAAAAGGTCTAAGTATTAAGACCTTTGTGCCAGTCTCTCTTAAATAGTGCATCAATGTCTCACCTGTCAGCTTAGACCAGCCATAGGTTAGATCAGGTGCGCCTATCTTTTTAAAGTTTAAATCTTTCTCTTTTAACTTATGTTTTTTTGCCAGGGTTTGCAGCTCTACAGGATAGGCAGCTGATGAGCTGAAATAAACTACATAAGGCTGCCTGGTTACCATGCACCAGTTTGCAAACTCAGCATCAATAGCAAGATCTACTGCAAGGCTTAAAGGATTGCCCTCTATCTGTACACGACCACCCACAATAGCTGCAAGGTGTATTACTAAATCATATTGTTTTGTTTCTAATTTAAAAAAATTCCTGCAATCAGTACCATTTTTGAGATCTACCAGAGTCAACTTTGCATAAGGTAATGCACGCCTAAAGGCTTTACCTACAAACCCATGTGAGCCTGTTATTAAAATATTCATTTAAATTTTCTAACCAATGCTGCATACTCTTTACTGACTAAGTATTTTTGTAATGTCAAAAGATCTTGCTCATACCATTTAGGCTGATTAACTCTTTCATAACCAGCATCCATCTCAGCTTTACCTGCAGCTGGATGTATATGCTCAATAATTACATCAGGTAAATATTTTAGGCAATCTAGGTCTATGCCCAATTGCTTAACAAAGTTGTCAAAAAATAGATGTATGCATCCTGGGAAAGTCATGCCTCTTAACTCATCTACTAAACCTCTGCTCATTGCATAAGCTGTAGGTAGGTTTGCGCCTTGCAAAAGATCATCACCATAAGCTATGCCTTGATCTAAACCTATCGCTTCCACAAGGGCTTTATCCCAGCCTTGGGTTCTAGGAAGGTGATCATCACCCATGAAAACAAAATAGTCATATAAAGGAAACTTAGTAATATCCAAGAGCAAAACAGCCACATCATTAAGAGACTTTGCACAGCCACCTGTTTTATTTTCTGCAGGCAAACACCGATACTCAAACTCATCCTCAAATCTTACATAGTCATGCCATAAAGGATCATCATTGTCTATAACAAAAAACAAATCTGCCTCAGCATTTGTATCTCTAAATGCCTTGGCCAATCTGTAAGCGTTTAAAGGTCTGCCCCTGGAAGGTACTACTACACAGCTTCTCATCTGAGTAGAGTAAGGTAACTATTTGTTACTTATTAGGATCTCATAGAGCGTGTCTAGTTTTTGCTCTATGCGCCTTACTCTGCCCTCTAAGTTATGACCGCCATTGCCGTCATCTTTTAACTCAGATAAATAATGCTTGACTAACCATCTAACTGTAGCTACTAATGCACCTATAATAGTTAAAAGTGAGACTGTTAAAGCTGCCCAATCGTTCATACTCATTAGCTATTTATGCCAAAAGATTTGTCTTTAGGATCAAAATAGCGTGCTAAAGGTGCGACTAATGCACCTGCCAAAATTGAGAGTTCAGGTTTGACATCAGCGACTAATGCTAAGATTGTTGTAACAGTTGCAGCTGCAATACTGCGCAGATATGACTTTACAATTTCTTTTTGTTTTTTTGTAAGTTTCATTTCAATCCTAACTCTTTTATTTTTTGTTTTACTTCATTTTTATCCAGGGCAATTTCAAAATGCATTTCATCTTTGCGTTTTTTGTAATTACCGCCCCAAGCCAAACCATATTTAGTTATCAATAGGTTAATTGTATTACGCTGATGCTTATTAAATGTATTTGACTTGCCCAAGGGATGTTTAATTGCATTTAAGTCAATGGCAGTGCCAGAGCTGTGATTGCTTAATACTTTGTTAGATCCTCTGGTCATACGGAAGGCATAGCCCCAGTCATCTAATTGGCCAATATCAATAGGCTCAACTAAGTCATTAAATTCTTTAGCAAAATTTACAAGCAAAGGTGCTACATCTTTTGCACAAGCAAACTTTATAGATGTGCCAGGCACAATAAAAGACTCTATGCCAAGAGCTTTACGATCCTCACCAGCTGGCCAACCATTAGGGCTGGTCAATTCTTTTATTGTTGCCATCTGATAAGTGTAACTATTTAACCTCTAAATTTCTTAGCACAATCTTGGGGGATTGTGCCTAGGATAGAAGCAGGTTTGCCTCATCCTGGGTAATCCCCAAGCGCTCTAGTAGAGCAGCCTTTGCGGTTGCCTTTGCTTGATCATCTGCTTGCTTTGCTGCATATTCTTTTTCAGATGCTTCTCTTACTTTTTTCTCAGCAGTAGTTTCATCTCTTTCAATATCAACTGTTTCGCCAGTTTCGGCATTAAATGTTCTTTCTGTAATTTTCATATATTACGCTCCATATACATAAATAGTTCCAGCAGTAAAGTTACCAGATGAGGATATGATTGAAACAGATGTTATATCTGCACTACCAGAATACAAGCCATTAGATGCATAATTGCTTGCAAATGCTATTTTATCGGTGTGACTGCGACCCTGATATGTTTTAATACCAGATGCTTTAGCTCCTGAAATGGTATGAAAACTGCTAAAAGTATCTGGAGTTTCACCTAATTGAGCAACTAGAAATGAAGTAGCGGAATCATTAAAGTTTGTTAATGGTGAGTAAGTACCACCGCTACTGCCTGAAAGGTGCCATCTTACCTGCGGATAATTTGCACCACTATCAGCATTTAGCCGCATTGTTAAAATTGAATTTGTAGTTCCAGTATTACCACCAACAATTCTTACAAATAAATAATCTTTAGCGGTAAAACTTACTGTAATAGTTGTTGCACCTGTTAAGGCTGTGCCGCCAGCATTTAATAATGTAAAGTTTGGGCCACCAGAACTAGCAGTAGCCCACTTTAAACCAGTGGCTTCCGCACTATCCGCTACAAGTGTGGTGCCGTTTGCGCCCACTCCTAGGCGGGTATCACCACTAGAGGTGCGTGTATAAAGGTCACCCTTTGTAGTCAAAGGTGAGGTTGTGCCAGGTTGAGTATAGTCAAACCAAATAGCAGAGCTAGCAGAACTAAAATATAAAAAGCCACCATCATATTGAGATACGGCTAAACTACCTGCACTATTTACAGTGGCAGTACCAGCGGTTATAGTCATTGTGCCAGCACCAATGTTCTGGATTTGTACACTATCACCAGAGCTAAATAATCCAGTATTTACAGTAACAGTGGTTGCGCTTGTGCTGTTCATTTGTATTACAGTTCCAGCATCAGCCGCAACTAAAACATAGGATGTAGTTTTAACAGATGGTGAGCCACCACCCAGCGCGGTTTGCTGTAAATTTGTAAGTTGGGCAGCGGTGAGAACTTGTCCAGTTGTAAAGGTTTGTTTTGCCATTTATCTCCTAGGTGTAAGCCAAACTGTCTTGATCTAAAATTCCATCTACGGCTGAGTCTAGCAAAAAACCAGAGGCAAAGGGTTGAGCGCAAGTAAAAGTCACTAAAAAACTACTTGGTGTTATTTCATACTGAACACCTGCAATCACGCTTTGAGTTACTACATTGCCTGCGGGCAGAGTTTGGGTAACCTCTATAGGATTAAATATATCTAACTGCAGAGCTGCAGTTACTCTGGCTGGATCATTTGAGGAATAGGCATCTACAGTCAAAGCGTTTAATTGCAGATCTACCCCTTGCTCTTTGCGTGAGGCTACAATCATTAAGGCCTGATTTAGGGCATCTGCCTCTGTAGTCATAATGCCTGATCTAATTCTGCTATGTTGAAAGTAGTCATCAATGCTGGCAGTATTTGATGCGACCTGAGTTATCAACCCAGTAGGCGTAACCTCAGCTTTATTTATAAGCTGATAATCTGATATATCAAATTGAGCTGCCTGGTAAGTAATGTCGCCTGATCCCACTTGATCTGAGAATTTAGTCAATGTGCCACCTGAGGCAGTAATAATGTCATTGCGGGATAGGAATTTAACAAAGCCTTTCTCATCAATGTATAAAGCCCCAAGGTCTGTTTGCTCTACTACCTGCAGCGCACCTAATAAAGATCTTGATGCCCCTGTATCTGCCTGCACCAAGGTAGTTGCAGTAGTTGAAATATCTCTCATACCAACTGGCCAATCTCCAGCATCCAATAAGCTTGTAACCCTTTGTGCAGTTGTCTGATTAGCAGTGCCACCAGGGACAGTATTTATTGTGGTCAGGTTTAGTAATTGAAACCCATCTACACAATTTAAAGTCACATAGGCTGGGTCAAAACCTGTAGGACTTTTGTAATCCCATTGTTGTACATAAAAAGATCCCAGATTGTAATTGACACTATTAAAAGTAGCGGTAAATCTAATCTTTCTCATAGGTTTTATTTTGCCGTATAAAGATGATGATGTGTTTGCGGGGTTAAACTGACCTGTTTGATCTACAAAGACAACCTTTGCACTGCCACCAGTAAATGAGTCAGATGATCTATTAAATGCACGCCTAATAAATACTTGAGTTACAAATGGTGTTATATTTACAACATCTGCAGCTACAGTACCTAACACTGCAACATCTAAAGGTGTTGCAGGATCATCCAGCACAAGAGCTGGATCAAAACTTGCGCCCTGAGAGAAATCTACCTCTACCTTTAAAACTGCAGCTGCCATTATCTACCCAAGTTTGTGAGCTGAGTGACCGCCCCAGTTCGGTTTAAGTTATACAAAACATCTTGTATTAAGATCGGA